GGTAACGCGACTCGCGTCGCATTTTTGGGCGCGACACGTTGAATCCTCGTTTCGTTTCGCTGCGTATGCCTACCGCATCCACTTCCGCCGCAACGGTCGCGAAGTTTTGGGCCGTGCATCTTCGCACGGCCCAAAAGTGGCTCGCGTCGTCGCCGCCCGTCCCGGTCTCCGACACGCCGGCCCTGCTCGCGTGGTTCGCAAGCTTCCCCTCCGCGTCTCAGAATAAGTTCGCCCGCGGCTTCCGCCGTCGGGTGGCCGAGCTCCGCATCTACGCCGAGCGCCACCCCGGCGCACCCCTGCCCTCGCTCAGCGTCCCCGAATCCCCCGCCGAGATCCGCGCCGCCTCGTCCGCCGCCGCGCCCCACGCTCAACCTCCCGGCGCCGGCTCCTCCCTCCCGCCCCCGCTCGGGCCCTCCATCTCCTCCGACGCCACCACCCCGCTCCCGGCCGTCCCCGGCTTGCCCACGCTCGCCGCCCCGTCACCCCTCGACCCCGACTACGCCGCCTTCCTCTGCTCCCACCCCGCGCCGCCGCCCGACGCCTCCAACGTCATTCCTTCCCTGCGCCACCGTCGCGCCTTCGCCGACTACAAGCTCGGCCTCGCCCAATCCCGCGGCGATCTCTCCGGCGTCAAAGACGCCACCGACGCCCTCAAGCTCATCTCCTCCGTCCTCTACGACGAGGAGACGCTCTCCTCCCGCCTCGGTCGCGAGGCCGGCGAGATGCTGCCCCGGCCCGCCGCCGAAGCCCTGATCGCCGCCCTGGCCTACTGGTCGCTCCGCGCGGTCGACGGCCATCTCGACCACCTCTCCCGCCGCCTGATCAATCTCTCCTTTCCCGAGGAGGCCCGCGCCGTCCTCGAGCCGGAGCTCCTCTCCTCCCGCTTTCTCGTTCCCTTTGCCCGCTCCGCCGCCCACGCCGCGCGCAACTCCCTCCCTTCCTGGGCCCTCGCCAAACTCCGCGACACCACCGACGACTACCTCGAGCACGGCGCCGCCCACTTCGATGTTGTCTTCAACTCGCCGACTCCCCCCGCCGCCCCCGCGCCCCTCACCCCGCCGCCGCCCACCCCGCCCCTCGCGCCCGCCCCGCCGCCCTCGCCCGCCGCCCCGCCGCCCACCCCCGCGCCCTCGCCATGACCGGCCCCCTCCGCCGCAAATCCACCCTCGCCTTCGCCCGCAAGCACTGCGCCGCGATCCCTTCCATCCTCGACGCCCTGGATCTCCCGATCGCGCCCGACATCCTCGACACCATCGACCAGACCCCCGGCACCCGCTTCCTCATCCGCGGCGCCACCCAGCTCCTCAAAACCCTCTGCGGCCAGCTTCACGCCATGCGCTCCTTCCTCGTGGAGCCGGGCCCCGCCCTCTGGTATTCGCACCCCGAGAAAGCGATCGACGACTTCTGCGACGAGAAGTTCAACCCCCTCTTCGACGCCCTCCCGATCCTCCACCCCCTCCTCTACACCGACCCCAACAAACGCGCCCGCACCCGCCTCCAATTCCCCGCCGGCCACAACTTCCTCCTCCGCTCCGCCGGCATCAAACTCCAGCGCCAGTCCAAGACCGCCCGCACCCTCTACTTCGACGAGTCCTGGACCTACGAACCCGGCTGGTGCGCCGACATCTCCAAACGCCGCGAGTCCTTCTCCGAGCCCGGCACGTGGCGCGAGATCCACATGCTCACCGGCACGCACCGCGACACCGAGGCCGACCAGTATTTCCAGGCCTCCGACCAGCGCACGTGGCATCCCCGCTGCCCCACGTGTCACGAGCTCTTCGTCCCCCGCCGCACCCACAAAGACCCGACCACCGGCGAACGCATCGGCGGCATCGTCTACGCCACCTACACGCTCCCCTCCGGCCTCGCCGACATGGGCCGCATCGCCCCCACCGTCGCCTACCAGTGCCCTCACTGCCGCACGCGCCACGCCGACACCCCCGCCACCCGCCTCGCCATGAACGGCACGGCCGCCGCCCCCCGCGGTCGCTACGTCGCCCTCAACCCCACCGCCTCCACCGCCCCCCGCACCATCGGCTGGCACATCTCCGGCATCCCGTTTTCCTCCTGGGCCGTGATCGCCGGCGAGATGGTCAACGCCGAGCGCGAGCGCACCACCCTCGGCACCGTCACCCTCCTCGAGCAGATCATCCTCAAACGCGACGCCGACACCTGGGACCCCGAGTTTCACCACCGCCCCGAAAACCACTCCCAACACCAACACCCCACCCCCTACAAAATGCGCGAAGCCTGGGTGACGGCCTGACGATTGAGATCAACCACGCTTGAGCGCACCTAACGCTTTTTCAAAATGTCTAACCAAATCCAACCGCTAATCCCACCACTCGAATCGGCTCCTAGCCAAAAAGAGCCTGCAACAACTCAGGCTAAAAAGATTTTTCGATGGAAAGCAGACGCTCGGCAAAAGCGAAATGGCATGACAAAGTCAGAATGGATCGTGTGGAAGAATATAGACCGAGTGAAATCCTGTGAAATACAGAAAAATGGCTGGCCTGATTTTTTGGTGGCGCATGAAGACAACCTTTACTGCCTAGAGGTAAAGACCGGCACAGAACCAATCACAGCAGATCAAAAGCGAATGCACGCGCTTCTCGCCAGAAAAGGCATTGAGACCTATATCATCCGCGACGGATGGTGCGAAAAACTGGGAAAGCGTTTTTCATAGTCCAACACCCCTCCCCATGCCCGAACTCCGCACCTGCACCGTCGACGTCCAGCTTGACCATTTCGTCTGCGTCATCCGCAAGTGGGGCCGCTCCTCTGCCTCCCGCCTCCACCTCGCCTTCATCGCCTTCTCCCCTTCCGAGATCGCCCGCGTCTGCACCGAGGAAAAAGTCGCCCCCGAGCACGTCGCCCTCGACGTTCGCCACGACACCCAACGCGTTCGCACCATCTGCGCCCGCATGGGCTGGCGCTCCATGATGGGCGACAAAGCCGAGCGCGACTACGCCCACCCCGACGGCATCCGCCGCATCTACGCCGAGCCCAAGATCATCGACGCCTACACCGGCACCCTCCTCCAAGGCACCACCCACTCCTGCGTCATCGAGACCCTCTTCTCCAAAAACTCCGCCCTGAACCGCCTCCACGCCCTCCGCTCCCCCGACGCCCGCACCGCCGCCGGCGAACCCGTCTGGACCGCCGCCTCCGACGCCCCCGACTGGTATTTCAAGCAGGTCAACGCCCACTACCGCAAACGCGTCGACGCCCCCGACGGCTCCCATCACCACGTCTGGCATGGACAAAAAAACGACCACGCCGACGACTGCGAAGCCATGGCCGTCGTGATGGCCACCGCCCTCGGCCTCACTGGCGCCGAGACCATGGACACCCCGCCCGCCCTCACCCTCCAAGCCACCTGATTTTTTCACCGAGCCCAGCCAAAGTCCGCTCCCCAGCCTTACTCTGTGTCCTCTGTGCCCCTCTTCCGACCTCTGTGACTCCCCTCCGCATCCGATCCCCTTGACACCCGCCCCCCTTCCAAGCGCCCCCGCGCTCGGACCACAACCCGCGCCCACACCAGCGCGGGTTTTTTCATTTCCCCCCTCCTCCCTCCGTCTCCCGTCCTCCGTCTCCAGTCTCCCGTCCTCCGCCCCATGAGCCAACCCACCGTCCAATCCGGCCTCTACCGCTTTTTCACGCTCGGCGAGCTCAACACCGAGCGCCTCCGCTACAAAGACGAAGTCAAGAAGTCCAACTCCTCCCTGGTGGGCGCCAGCATCAACGGCCAGAGCTACCAATTCAGCTCCGCCGGCCGCGAGATGACCCTCCCTGAGTGGGCCGACGAACTCGCCGCCGCCTACCTCCAGCTCGGCATCACCGACTACGGCGCCCCGTCCCCCAACTCCGCCCTCGCCCGCTTCTAAGTCTCCTTTTTTGCGCCTTCTGCGCCTCTTTGCGGCCATTCCTCCTCCTTTTTTCAGCCCATGCCCACCACCACCGCTCCCGGCTTCCTCACCATCCTCGACTCCCGCGGCAACCCCTTCCCCGCCGGCCCGCAGGGCACCCAATACCGCCGCACCCCCGACGACGACCGCCTCCGCCCCGCCCCGCCCAACCACTACGGCGACTACATCGACCTCCTCTCCCCCCGCAACTTCAAGCGCCTCGTCTCCGAGTCCCGCGCCCAGGGCCTCCACGGCCAGCCCCACGCCCTCCTCGACCAAAAAGCCGACTACGTCGCCGCCTCCGACTTCCGCCCCCAGTTCCGTGGCAACGATCACACCTACGGCGCCACCGCCCTCCCCATCCTCGAGTCCGCCCTGAACATCACGAATCTCCGCGGCTACCTCTACGACTGGCGCACCACCTGGCGCCTCGCCGTCCCCACCCTCGGCACCGACGGCTCCTTCTACGTCCTCCTCACCCGCTGGGAGTCCGGCTACCCCGCCCTCCAGATTCTCGAGGCCCACCGCATCGGCCAGCGCGACGACTCCGTCCAAGTCGTCGGCGCCACCGATGCCCTCACCACCATCACCACCGACACCGGCGCGCAAAAAACCATCCGCGGCGCCTACCGCGGCCTCCGCATCACCGGCGGCCACATCTACAACCCCGCCGGCACCGAGGTCGCCTACCGCGTCCTCGGCCCCGACCCCAAAGGCGCCGACGATCTGGACATCTCCGCGCGCGACCTCTTCCGCGTCGCCCGCCCCCGCTCCTACTCCGAAGGCCGCACGCCCCCCGAGATGGCCGCCGCCCTCTTCGACTTCCTCGGCCTCGAGCTCGCCCAATCCGCCCAACTCGACCAGCAGATCGAAGACGCCCGCCTCACCCTCATCGAGACCAACGCCGACGGCAAATACAACCCCGCCGCCGCCTTCTCCGCCCCCCGCGCCCCCACCTCCGGCGCCACCGAGACCGTCGAATCCACCCGCGGCCGCACCCGCTTCGTCAAGACCGGCTACAGCGTCACCGCCCACCAATCGGAAAGGCCCTCCGATCAGTGGATGAACTTCGACAGCCGCGTCCACTCCCGCGGGGCCGCCGGCATCCGCTGGCGCGCCGAAATGCTCGATCCCGCCGCCCTTAAAGGCGCCAGCAACCGCGCGCTGCAGGATCAGATCAACACCCTCATCCGTGAAACCTTCAC